CCTACAAACTTAGTGTTTGTTGGTGCTTCAAAAGTACCTTCAGTTGTTCTTGCGAACGCTGAAGTTGTAGCAGATTGTAGGATTGTTAATGCAAATGGTGATACCACTGCATAGTTACCTGCACCTCTACGTGTACGCTGTGCAATCAAGTTAGCCGCTCTGTTGATTTGAACTGCAAGTGCCGCATGTTCATCACCAACAAATGTTGCTGTACCTGATACTGCCGCTTGATCGTAAGTTTGTACTGCATTACCTGATAGTGTACGTAATGAAGCTAAAACTTCTTGATCGATTTCAGCAGTAATTTCTTGTGCTAAAGCCGCCATGATCTCAGCTTCAACATCGATACCGTGTTGTGCTTGTGCATCTTGAGCCGCTTCAAAAGTCCAGCGAGCTGATAGCTTTCTGGTTTTTGCTTCGACTGTTTGCTTTAAGATCTGGATGCTTAGTCTGTTACCTGCTGAACCTTCAAGTGCCGCAGTAGCCGCCGCCGTAGCGTTGGTTGTGTCACCTGAATATGCTTCAGCGATCTTGAATGGTGAAAGTGCTTCTTCGCCTGTTACTGCACCGCTTGCGCCTGTGCCAGCTGTATCAGCGTAGCGTACTCTCAATGTGTGGATTTGACCCACTGGACCTGTCATCGGCTGTACACCAACTAGTTCGTTTGCGATAACTGTTGGCATTACACGTCTGATAACTGGTAAAATAACTCTGTTAAGAGTTGCGACATTACCGGCACTAGTTGCACCTGCTGTAGCTGTCTCAGCCAAATACTTACGAGTATTTTCTAAGGTAGCTGACATAACAGACTTCTTGTTGCCTGTTAAGCCTTCCATAAGCGCATCTTTGGTCTCGTGCCAGCGACTTTCTAGTAGTTCTGACATAATTATCTCCTTAATTTAATCCAGCTAGACGTTTGATCGATATTACATTATCGTCACCGTCTGCCTTACTACTGACGTTAGTTTCTCTATTGCCTGTAATTTCTTTAGCCTCATTTAGTTTTGCCTTCTGCTTCGCTGGACTCTTTCCGTCAATAACTGCCGGTAGATACTTGTCAAAAGCTGAATTTAATTTAGCTGTTTGAACGCTCTCCAGTAAGTCTGTCATGATTTCCCGTTGATCTTTGCTTAATGGCTCAATCAATCCGTTAATCGTTTTTTCTCTCGTAGCCGCTTCATTAATACGTTGTATTTCTGCTTCTCTCTCTTTTACAAGAGCAGTTGCTTTCTCTGCGGCTTCGTTCGCTTCTTTAACCTGTAGATCTTTAACATCTACAACTTTTAGAAGTTTAGCTGTCTCTGATTTTTCATTCAAGTAGCTATTAGCATACTCGGATGCAAAACTTTCAAACAGCTTGCGACCGAAGTCATTTTTACGTGCAGTTTCGATATCTTCTTTAAGTGCAGAAATCTCTTTGTTAAGAGTTTTTCCAACTGTTTCAGATACCAATTTTGCACCCTTTTCAATAAAGGATGTTTTCACTTTATTGAAGTGTTCCTTAGCTTCACGAATTAGTCTAACTTTCGTCTCAGCTAGGTCTTTCTTATCTTCGTAAAACTCTGCGATTTCCTTAGATAGAGCCTCTACTACAAATTCTTCAAGTTTAGCAAAATTAATTGCCATTTTCTTTTGGTCTTCGTGTAGTTCAGAAACTTCCTTGCCTAATTGATCAAAAACAAATGCTTTCATTACATCTGCGTTTTCACGCATTTTAACGGCATACTTAGCTTTTGCTTCAGCAAGTGATTTGCGATCCTCAGCAAATTCAGCAATCTCGTCCGAAAGACGCTCTTCAAGCATTTTATCAATAGCTTCCACCATTGTTTGCTTGTCGTGTTCGTATTTCGAAGCGAACTCTTCGCGAAGTTCAGCTGTAACAGCTTGTTTATTTTCACGAATTTTTGCTTCCCACGCTTCTTCTATTTGTGCTCTGACTTCTTCCGAAACAACATCGTTTTCAAAGAGTGTTTTCAGTGCATCTATCATACTTTTCTCCTAAGCTATTGGAGTTTGTTGATTATATTAATCAACGATTCCTTTAGATACTTTTGTGCCTTTTCATCATTTTTTGTTGCCTTTGCAAGTTCGTATGCCTTGTACCCTCCACGGGCGTTCATTAGGTGTTCGTAGATTGGCGTAGGATATGCTCCAGGAGCACTTGGTTGTGCCACAACGTCTACCGTAATTATTTCGAATCCGGCAACGTTTCCGCCGCCGTCGACTTCACCACTACCTCTCGATGAAACGCCTAGTTTAACGCCGCTTTCAAGCATTGTTTTAACTAGTTGTCCCATCGGGGTTGGTAAAATTTTTAGTTTCCCATAACCATTGTTTTCTTCCATCCACATACTAGTAATCATATGTGAAACTCTATCAAGGTTAATGTTTAGGCCTTCAGGATGATCAACTTCACCGAGAACTGAGTAACCAGTGCTGATTTGATCATTGAGAGTTTTGACAGCCCTACCAATTTCCTCCACAGGATACACACGCTCATTTGCGTTTCGTACACCACCTTGGATACAAATACCTTTCATATAAAGGTCTTTGCCACCGTTTTGGTTATCGGCAGATTCAACGACCATCTTCGCTTGGTCAAATGTCAAATTCTCGCTCAGTAAATTCATCTTTACTTTCCTAATATACTAACAATTAAGAGCCAATTGTTGACTTTTTATTGTCAGCTGTTTCGCCTGCGCCTTTTTTCTCAGCGCCATGGCCTTTTGGCATAGTTTTGTTTGCTTTAGCCGCTTTTCCACCTGGTACGTTAATGTTGCCCATATTGTCCTCTTTTGCAGAGTTACCTTCTAAGCCACCTGATGTACCACCTGTATCAGCGTCTCCACCTTTTACGATATTTGCAGTTGTTCCGCCCATATCGTTTTTGCCAGCTACTGGTGATTTTGTGTTATCGCCATTGTCACCTTTTTTAGGTTCATTTGACATTTTATTCACGTATTCACGCATTAGTTCAGCATTTGATTTTGGAGCAGTTGATTCGTCAACTTCTTCGTCGTTTGCTTCATCAACTTCTTCGTCAGTTGCTTCCATGCCAAGCATATCGATGCCTTCTTCAGCATCGTCATCGCCTTCGTCTCCAGCATCCATATCCATGTCGCCGCCTTCTTCATCGTCGCCGCCATCGTTGTCGCCTTCATACTCGGCTTTTAATGCATCTAGTTCTTTTTCTAGATCCATCATTCTGTCTTTTAGATCGTCCATTTCTTCTTCATGGTCTGCATCACCGTCTTCGCCTTCGTCGTCCATGTCCATTTCGATGTCTTTTTCAAAATCATCACCTGCGTCCATTGGATCTGCTTCTGGTGTTACAACTTCTTGATCTAAATCAAAACCTTCTTTTGTTTCTTCGTCGTCTGACTCTTCAACTTCTTCGTCATCTGACTCGTCAACTTCTTCATCTTTAGATTCGTCAACTTCTTCGTCTTTTGAAGCTTCATCTACTTCTTCATCAGATGCTTCATCAACTTCGTCATCTTTAGACGCTTCGTCAACTTCTTTGTCTTCTTCCTCTAGATCATTTTCTAGTAGGTTTTCATAAATTTCTCTTGATTTTTCTACAACGATATCGTGGAATAACTCTTCAGCACCAGCACGATCCTCGTTAACTAGTTTTTCGAGCATTTCCTCGAATTTAGTTAGGTCTGCCATTATTTTCTCCTGTGTTAATAGTTTAGTTTACCTATGGTAAGGCTGTCAATATTATTTAGTTATATTATAATATTATACTGGAAAATACGCCAAAAACAGACAGTTTTTGACAAATTTTATAAAATATTGAAAGATTTACAAAAATCTTCCTTATTTACATGAGTTACGTTACTAAATTTATCTAAAGGTTCTGGTATAAATCCTTTTTCTAGTATCACTCTTATATATCTCTTTTTGTCATTTTGTTGCATTATTAATGTAGTTTGGCGCAACCAATTACCATAATATGTTGCAGTATCGTGACTACCTTTGTAATTTTGAGTACCGCTATACAAGTTATTAACACGTTTATGTTCAGGCCCTATACCTCTAAAGTCAAAACCAAGTATATAAATTGTGTTGTGATTGTGTGAGCTTGCAAGATCTAATGCTGTAGGGCCGCTACTCCATCCTTTACTCGGAGTAAAATAATTTAATCCTTTGTACTTTTCAAAGGTTTTGTTATAATTTGTCCATACAGGTCTTTTGTATTGGTAGTTACGGTGCACAATTTCGTTCACCATTTTTGTATCAACTGCTACAAGATAGTCAGGATCAAAGTCTCTATAGACTGCATTGCAGGCATAAATTGTTCCAAACTTTTTAAGTGATTCTAATGGAATCCCGTCCCGGGAAGTACCGTTACCTAATACAAATGCTATACTCAATTATCACGCTCCGCCAGCCTCCGCGTTTGCCGCTAATCCATACATTTGTCTAACAAAATGTAATTCCTTTTCTTGTTCTTCTGTATGAATTTCAGATGCTAGTCTTGCACGGTTAATCTGACTAAGTGTTAATCGAGTTTTACGTGTGCTATCAAAGTCAACCGGTGAGTGATCATATTGAGGATCA